TGGTAAAAAGGTTTTTATAACCTTGACAAAATAGACACACTTGATTGTGCACATAAATAAGGAGCGATAAATGGCTACAGCACTACAACTTAGAAGAGGTACGACCGCACAAAACAATGCATTTACAGGTGTTGTTGGCGAACTCTCGATTGATACACAAACTGAAGCATTAATAGTACACGATGGATCTACTTCCGGTGGATTTGAGGTTGTTCCGTCAGGATCAATCATAGCTTTTGGCGGGGCTGCTGCCCCTGATGCAGGATGGTTACTATGTAACGGTGCGGATGTAAATAGAACAACATATGCACGACTTTTTGCAGCAATAGCTACTGCCTACGGATCTGGTAATGGCTCATCTACTTTTGGTCTCCCAGATTTAAGAGATAGAGTATTACTTGGTAAAGGTAGTAACAACTCTACTCTTGGCACAGAAACAGGTTCTGCTGCTGCATCAAGTGTTATTACTAACGCTACAGGTGTAACAGGTACAGGTACTTCTGGATCTACAACTGCAGCTACTAACAATACAACAGGAACTTTTGCCACATCAGCAAAAGACTCTGCAACTGGTACTGCTTTAACAGGCAATACTAATGCTGCGCACACACATACTATACCGGCACTAAGCATTCCTGCTTTAACAACAACCTTGCCAAGTAGTGTCGTTAACTTTATAATTAAGATATAAACAGTTAACGGAGGAAAGAATGTTAACATATAAAGTTAAATATAGATTGTCAGGCCAGTTATTCTATAAAACAATTAGAAATGTTGTAGAAGATGACGTATTTGCAGAAGGAAGAATGAGATTTTTTACTACTGTAAATGATGAACGTATAGAAATACCTACTACTGCTGAGTTTTATTATGGTAAAGATAGACTAACACTAATAAATTATAATTTAAAACAAAATAAATAAAATGCTTTCAACTATAGTACAGTCGTTTTACAATTATATGCCTTTTAATATAGGTATTGATAATAATACTAATATACCTTGGCCTTCTCTTTGCTTACACTTAGATAGTGCCGAATCTTTTACAGAACTAGGTTGCGGTACTGGATGGTTGTGTAATAGAGTAAAAAATAAATATGCTAATATAGCTGTTACAGGAATAGATATATCTGAAACAGCAATTAATGAATCTAAACTACGATCACAAAAAATTAATTGGAAAATACAAGACTTAACAACATACAATGAGAAAGTAGATGTAGTAGCTAGTATTGGTGTATTACATCATATACCTGGATATAGTATATACGACTTAATGTGTAAAACTATTAATATATCTAATAATTATACATTTATAGGTCTATATCATACTAATAGTAGACACGCAATGTTTGATTTTTTTAGTAAATATTCTAAAGAGAAACAAAAAAAGTTGTTTAAAAAAATGACACCGCATATGAAAAGTAAACAAAGAGAAAGCTGGTTTAGAGATCAATTTGATAATCCTTTTGAGCAAAGTACTACATTAGATGTATATAAACAAGTTGCTAAAGATACAAATACAAAATTAGTATTTACAAATATTAGTACAGATAAAACTTATGACTCTACAAGAGAATCTTTAGAGTCATTTGAATTTAAAAGTGGCTTTATATATGGTGGTTTTAAAAAATGAATTGGTTAAAGACTATAATAAAAAATATTAAAATGGAAATAGCATATAGAAAAAGGCTTAAAAAAGCGAGACAAGAAGATCCTTTTATCTATAAGTAAAAAGTATAGCAGTATTATGCGGAGTAATTATGTCAGATAATATAAGAGAGTTAGATCAAGTGCAAGCAGAATTAGATATTCTACACGAACGTTCTCAGACTAATAAAGCTAATATCTACTCACATGAGGCGGTATGTGAAGTTCGACATAAGATTATTATGGAGAACATGGCTTCTATATCTCAAGAACTAAAAGTTATTCATGGAAAATTAAATGAAGTATCTAAATTAGCTAATCAAGGTAAGACATCTTTACACACATTATTGTGGGCTGGTGGTGTTGTAGCAGGTTTAGTAACTCTTTTTTCTGTATTATATAATATGTTACCTAAATGAATGATAAATTTTTTAAAATTAATGTAGATAAACTATGTAGTAAGTTACCACAGAATGTGTCCTTTAACGAATCTCAAAGAGCTATGTTAGCAGGATTAGAAGAAAATAGATTTTTTGTGCATGTGGCTGCTCGTCGTACTGGTAAATCTTATTCTGCTGCTATAATTGCGTTTGCTAAGTTACTAGAACCTAGACAGCAAGTTATGGTAGTTGCACCTAACTTTTCACTATCTTCTATTATATGGGACTATGTTACTGACTTAATTAAAAGTATGGAGTTAGAAGTTGATAAGTTTAATCAAAAAGATAAAGTAGTTAAACTTGTAAATGGATCTATTTTTAGATTACTATCTGCTAATAACAGAGACTCCTTAGTTGGTCGTGCAGCCAATCTACTAATAGTAGATGAGGCTGCAATTATTCCTCATGATGAGTATTTTACTCGTGATTTACGTCCCGCACTATCTACTTTTAAAGATTCTAGATGCTTGTGGATTTCTACTCCACGCGGTAAAGGTAATTATTTATACAATTATTTTATGAGAGGAAAAGATGATGAATTTGAAGAATGGGGTTCTTCTATACATACTTGGAGAGCTAATCCTTTACTATCTGAAAAAGATGTTATGGAAGCTAAAAGAACTTCTACAAGAGCATTATTTGCCCAAGAATATGAATGTGAGTGGACTACTACAGAAGCACAAATATATGAGTATCTAGATGAAACAAAACATATTGATGATTATGCAGAAGATAGGTACCTGGAGATTATCGCAGGACTTGATGTTGGGTACAGAGATGAGAATGTATTTGTTGTTATAGGCTATGACGGTCAATCTTACTATATTCTGGATGAGTATATATCTAAAGAGTCTACTACTTCTGAACTGGCTTCAGCAATACAAGAACAAATAGATAAATGGAATATAGAAACTATATACATAGATTCAGCAGCTCAGCAAGTAAAAGCTGATTTTGCCTATGACTATGATATATATTGTGAAAATGCTATTAAGTCTGTTAATGATGGTATATCTTGCCTACAATCACTAATAGAGAATGATAATTTACATTTTGATACTATGGGAGGAAAACATACTTACTCTGCTATGACCTCTTATAGATGGAATCCTAATACTGAAAATCCTAAACCAATCCATGATTGGACTTCTCATCCAAGTGACTCTGTTAGATATGCTATATACACACACTCTAAAATGAGTGGTGTATCTATCTATGCGTGATATACGATTAATAATATTAAACTATAAAAGAAAAAATAATGTAGATAATATAGCTAGAACATATAAGACCCTAATGCCCGTAACAATAGTTAATAATAATCCTGATGATCCTTTTCCTTATTTAGGTAATGGTGTAGATGTTATAAATAATGAAAAAAATTGGTTGTGTATGGAGAGATGGGTTCGTTGTTTTGATTATGATGAACCTTATAAACTAATTGTAGATGATGATCTTATGCCTCATCCTAGCCTAGTTAAAAAAATGTATGATAAACAGTTACCCATAGTAGGTGTCTATGGAAAATCAGGAGTAGAAACTGCTAATTCGTATCAAGAATTAACTGATCATTGGAATGAGGATTCTAAAGTAGACTTTATAGTGGGTGCTGTAACTTTAGTCAAACAATCTGCCTTAGATCTAGCAAAAAAAGATATAGATAAAATAGGATACCCTAAACGCGGAGATGATATAATTGTATCTTACTTACTTAAGAAGTATTTAAATTTAAAATATCTTGACACAGTTGGTGGGAAAGTGTTAAACTTACCAGAAGACGATGTAGGATTGAATACAGATAAAGAACATTATAATATGAGGTGGGACGTAGTTGAGCGATTTAAAAAGATTTCCAATTAAGTATATACGAGATTATATTAAGAAAGATTATAAAACTAGAGAAGATTGCTATATCTGTAGTAGTAAAACTAAATTAGAGCTGCATCATTTATACAGTGTAAGTGAATTGTTCGGTAAATGGTGCGATAAGAACAGCATAAAAGATGTGACTAGTGTTGAAAAAATTAAAGAATTGAGAGTTATTTTTGCAAAAGATTGTGAAGATGATCTAAGTCATAAAAATTTGTTTACGTTGTGCTCTAAGCACCATAAACAATTACATAGTATATACGGGCAAACTTATTCTAACCATTTAGCGTCTAAAATTAAAAATTGGTTAGATATACAAAGGACAAAAAATGGCAGAGGATAAAATGGGTTTTAGAGAGTGGGTAGCTGAAAAGCTTAATCCAGCACAGCCGTCTGTTGCTGCTTTAGAGCCTTATGCTTCTCCAGAAACAATTGTTGATTTTGAACAAGCATACAGAGAAATTGAAGTTGTTCATCGCTCTGTTGAGATGATTATTAATGCATGCGTTGAGATACCTTTTAAAGTTGAGGGACAAAGTCCTGCTAAAAAAGTAAATAAACTACTTAATATAAAACCTAATCCGTTTGAAGATAGAGTAAGATTCTTTAGAAGAGCTTTTTTAGATTTTATGTTAGATGGTAATGCTTTCTTTTATTATGACGGTAATGATATTTATTTACTACCTGCAAATGACGTAGAAGTAGTTCCTGATCCAATAACTTTTGTAAATCATTATAACTATTTAATAGCTAATCAACAAAGTAATGATTCTTTCTTTGCAGGAAGAAAACAAACTAGAAAAGCAGAAGCTATTCAGTTTAGTCCTGATGAAATTATACACGTAATGGCTGAGAATGATCAATCTATTTTTAGAGGTACATCTAAACTTAAGTCTATGCTTAAACTAATGGAACTTTACTATTATATGATTAAGTTTCAGAGACAGTTCTTTAAAAATAATGCTTTACCAGGATTTGTATTATCTACAGATAATATACTTTCTCAAAGAGTAAAGCAAAGGTTACTTGAAGCATGGCGTTCTACCTATAGTACTATTTTTGATGGTGGTCGTAATCCTGCTATTCTGGATGGTGGTCTTAAAATTGATCCTTTCTCTGCTGTAAGTTTTGATAAGTTAGACTTTGAAAACTCTATAGAACGCATACAAATGGATATGGCTAAAGCACTAGGTGTTCCTTATGTTTTACTTAAATCAGGTAATAACGCAAATATAGATGCAAATCAAAAATTATTCTATTTACAAACTATACTGCCTATGTTAAATCAGTTTGGAAGTGCATTTTCACACTTCTTTAATAATGGTGTAACAATAAGACCAGATAGATTAGTAGTACCCGCGCTACAACCAGATAATAGGACACAAGCTATTTATTATTCTACTCTGGTTAATACAGGAATCATAACCCCAAATGAGGCTCGTGAGGGATTAAAATTTCCAAAATTAGAAGATAATGATACTATAAGAGTACCACAAAATATAACAGGTAGTGCAACAGATGCTACCCAAGGTGGAAGACCCGATGAAGGGGATTCTACAATCGAGGAAGAAACAAATGACTAATAAAACATTATATCTAAACAGTTCCTTCGAAACAAAAGCCTTAAAAAAAGGATCAAAAACTCTCAAAATAGCTGGGTATGCAAA